TGTTTCATTTAATTCTCCTAATGATTCTTTCATTTCAAGAACCGCTTTTGTTGCATTTTCAACTTGTTGTTTATCTTCCAAAGGCGCACCCCAAAATGCCATGATGCAGTCGCCCATATATTTATCAATCGTACCACCATGTTTTAAAATTATCTGAGTCTGATTGTCAAGAAAACGATTTATCAGACTTGTAAGACCTTGTGGGTCCTTCTGGTATTTTTCCGATATCGGGGTAAATCCTCGGATATCAGAGAAAAGAAAAGTTAGTCGTTTTGTCTCCCCACCCAGTCTCAGTAATGTGGGGTCCTCCTGTAATTTTTTAACCAAGGCAGGGCTAACATACGTCCCGAATTGTTGTTTAATTCTCATTTTCTCAAGATAGGTAGTAAAGAAACTACGGAAACTTTCAATACTCCAGAATAAAATCGATATAATTATGATGCCAGTAACGTCAAACAAGTAAGAAGATTCATATAATTTCAGACTTCCGTAATATGCACCACCAACTATGATTAATAAGGTAGGTAGGGAAAACCATATGGATCTTGTTGCAAGTAAGAGCAGTAGAAGTCCGAAGAAAGCTCCCGCGAGCTCGGCTCCGGCAGCCCAAGTAGGAGTAGCAGGACTAGTACCTGTAATAAGATTATGTAATATGTTTGCTTGTATTTCATGTGGATATTTCGCCCCCGCAGGGGTCGGCACCGGGTTTGTTATGCCCTCTGCAGTCGTGCCGAATATAACAAAGGGAGCGTCAATAGGGTTCTCTATAAATTCCAATCCTGTTTGTTTGTAAAAGTTTGTGTTCCAATTTAAAAAGACACGTGCATTTGCATCTGTATTCATGAGTGGATAATTTGGAACTCTTACCCATTCTACTCCAGCTTCATTAGTCTTTAGCTGATAGCTAGGATCGCCTACCGCGACTCTTAACAATTCGAGGGCGAAGCTTGGATATATTTTGTTTTGGCTTGCTACGACGAGTGGTATTCGTCTTGTAACGCCGTCTAATTCTGGGCTGACTGCAACCACACCCGCACCCGCTATGGACTCTGCTAGGGATGGTGTTGCTGGTAAAATTCCTGGGTAAGTTAATAGCCATGGTTTTGGGTCTTCTCCTAATTGTACAGTCCCTACATGTGGACCTTGTGTACTTACTTGTGTCGATGCTGCATTAGCAAGGACAGTTGGAACACGCTCCATTCTCATAGAGAAATATTCGTCGTATTCTGTTCCACGAATATCAGGGCTAGGCATTAATACTGTAAAGCCTGGTACTGCTGCTGTGGTTGTTATTAAGTCTCCGTAAATTGATCT